TTCTAAATCGTCTAATGTTTTAGTGTATTTTTTCAATGAAAGACCTACAGGAACCTCTGTAATAAGTACTTTATTTACACCTTTTCGTTCAACTACACCTTTAATTAACCATTGTCTAGAGGTTTCACCTTGAACAATTTCTCCTTTAAATCCATTATAACTTGGGGTAAACTTATAGTTTGACCGCTTTTCATTTAAAGAAGTTTGAATATACTTCTTAATGTCATCTTTATTTCTAGGTAGGATTTTCTGAGCATAACCAGATGATACACCTTCTGAACCATTAATCAAGATCATTGGTAAATTAGGTACATAGAACATTGGTTCGATTTTTTCACCTTCAAAATACTGATTAACTAAGATATCATTATCTTCTTTATTAAAGATATCAGTAAATGCTTCATTAGAATATACATAGATATATCTTGGAGCGGCTGCAGCAGGTTCAAAACGTGTACCGAAGTTGCCTGATTTCATTAATAGAGGTTCATTGTTTGTACCTACGAATGTTCTACTGATATTAACAATGGTTTCACTAAGGTCACCATGTAAGTATTCAGCAAATTCAGCTGTTTTTGAGTTAAGTTGAGAAACTTTGATTTTTGATTTGATATTTTTTTCAGATGATGTGTAAATTACTTTACGTGAGGCATTTTTCAAGCCATCGATATAATTAGCAATTTTTCTAAGATTATCATATGACGCTTGGTCAACATAATAATTCTCAAAAAATTCCGTAATTGTCATTTTATTCATATTATTACCTTTGTATTATTACCTTTGTATTATAAATTTGCTATACTAAATTCATTACTGTCGATGTATTTCTTTCTTGGTGCTGAATCATCACCTAACCATTCATCAATAATCTTATCATTATCGAATTCAAGTAGATTAATCATTTCTTGTAATCCATCTGTGTCAACAACTTGTACTAAATCTTCAGTATCCCATGAACCTAAACCTTTATAATAATGCGAATGTTCACCAGCTTTTAACTTAATAGAATCATTAAGCGTGTATGACCATCTTATTAATTTATTGTTTTTAGAAATACCAATTACGGGCGTTTGAATCATACCAACAGCACCTTTCAATTCAGGTAAATAACGTTGAATAAATCCGATTAATAGTCCACGAATATGGTAACCATCTAAATCTTGGTCAGTTGCGAAAATAACATATTCATATTGTTCACTATTAATAATTGCATATAATTCACTTAATTCATTATTCTTAGTGAACTTAGCTTGTGGTTGTGAATAAGCATTTAATGGCTTACCTTTTAATACATAATAACCACATTCTTTTCTCCCTAAAACTGGAGAAAGACCACCAAATGCAGATTCACCTTCAACTAGCATTAAGTATTTTTTCTTACCGATAGAAGGATAGTATTTTTCTGATTTGATTTTTTTAGTTTTCTTTAAACCTTTCAACTCTTGACGACGTTTAAGTTCTTCTTTAATACGATATACTTCAGTAATTGGTTCAATAATTTCTTTGTTTTTGTACAATTTGTTGACAATATCGTCAAAAGGAATAGTATCAAAATACTTTGAAATATCAGCGTGGCTGTTAGTGATTCGTTCTTTTGATTGTGAATTAAATTTTGGATTTTTTACATTTTTTAGAAATGCAACTAACATTAATTTGTTTTTAATATCACCCGGTTTAATGGTTTTATATTTTCTCATTAATTTTTCACGTAAACGAGATACTACATTTTGCATAATGTAATCAACATGTGTTCCACCGTCAGGGATTTTTAAACCATTTACATATGAAAATTGACGGAAATCATCATCAGCATTTGGTAAAATAGCGAATTTATAGTCTTCTGTCTCATAAATTTCATAATTATCATCGAATAATGAAATATATTTCTTAAATGTTCCACTGTTGATCTTTTTACCGTTAAACTTAAATGCAATTTTAGGAAATGACATCGATAAATTAATCAATCGCTGCTTAATTACATTAAAATGTGTTTCATTGATTTCATTAACGTCAAACTTACTTAAATCAGGATAAAACTTAACATTTACTCCAGTCTTACCTGAAGATTTATCTTCTTTATACGACACAATTGATTCATTTCCAGTATTCTTAAATGTAATCATTAAACTTTTCTTACCATCATCTGATATACCAATGAATTTATTACTAAAGCAATTCGTAGCGAATGAACCAACTCCATTCATTCCCATCTGTGTACGATTACCGTCGTCATCGAAATTAGAACCAGCTCGGGCATGCCCCCATGCTAATTCAGGATAATAATTTCCTTCTGCATCTTTTTCAACAGGAATACCCGTCCCATTATCTTGGATTTCGATATAATCAGAAGTCATTTTTACTGAAATAATATTGCTTGATTTAAAGTCTGATTTGATTGCGACATCGACAGAGTTATCGATTATTTCATTGATAATTTTGATTAAACCTGGAACATATTCGATTTCTTTATACTGAATCTTATTATCTTCAAAAATATATTCATTAGTTACTGTCTTATCTACTGCTCCGATATACATCGCTGGACGAGCAATAATATGTTCGCGTTCACCCATTTTTCTAATCATACTTTTACCTTTTGTTTGAATTTTTATTTATTATTATAACACACGTTAAGTAATTTTAAACCATTTTAAATTAAATATTCAACATATACAAGTTCTAATTGTATTTTTCTTCGTCAATAGGGGAAAATACCATTTATCGTATATATATATTATATTTTGTATAAACATCATTTATTTATTTTATTGGTAATTTTATACATTCTTTAAATACTAATCTTTATAAAATCTGATATATTATCTTTCTTAAGAAATTATATTTTCACAATAATAAATTACATGAGTGTTTAAACATCAAAATGACCCATTTCTTGTATATCAAAAATATTCGTTTTCATATTAGATCCTTACAATAATAAAATTTATTATATCAAAAATGGGTGTACTTGTAAATATAAATATAAAATAATTTATAAAATAGAGAAAAATAAATATGGCATTTCATCACGGAAGTATGAGAAAATACACAGCAGCATTATTAGATTTATTTAATAATGTTGAGATACAGTATAATCTGAGTACTGGTGTAAATCAAACAAAAAATGTTCCGATAAAATTTAGTTCACGTGAAAAAACAAAAGAATTTGACGATAAGACTGTCGACCAATTATTAAGTGGCAATGTAAATGTTTTGCCTAAGGGTTCATTAGCATTAGGTGGAATGACTAAAGCTGAAGGGCGAATTACCAATAAGAATTTAAAAGTTAATAGATTTAAGAATGATGATTTAATAGAATTTTCTTATAATTCTGTACCATACGTTTTCAATTTTTCAGTCGTATATCAGTGTAGAGGAATGAACGAAGCCACACAGATAATTGAACAAATCGCACCAAAATTCAATCCTTCTGTTAATATAGATGTTTGGGATGTATCTAATCTTCATGAACCTACACGCGTACCAGTTATGCTTGATGATATTAGTGTAGAAACTGAGGATTATGAAGAGTTTTCAACAAATATTGTTACTGTAGAATTCACGTTAAGATTAATTGGTAATTTACACCCGCCAATTCAGTCAGCTGATAGAATCAAGCAATTACAAATCTATTTAAATGAAATAGATACTGATAGTACGACACATGCTGTTGAAATGGTAGAATGGGATGTTGATTTAACCGGTCATATAATGGGTGCTGGTTTAGACATTTATACTGATGAATTAACGAACCCTATTTATTCTGGAACAACTTATCCTGAATCATATGACCCAAATGATTTAAAAGTATCTTTAGATAGTAATAAGGTTATTGTAACAGGATTAGGTGATTATTATACAGCAACAACTGTAGAAGGTATTTTACAGGAAATTGCACAAAATAATATAAATAATGAAAGTATAAACATTGATAATGTATTGACATTAGATAATACAACGATTTATACACCAACAAAGCCATATCATCCAGCTACGAAAGATTATGTTGATAGTTTAGCAGTTCAGGGATTATCAAATATAACTGCGATTGAAAGAACATTAATCGAAAATAATCAGATAGTTTTACCTAAGCCTGCCCAAGGTGATATTGTGTTAAACATGGTAAAAATATGGGATGACTTAACAACAAATGTATTTACTGAATATTCTTGTACATTATTAGGTGATAATGTAACGATAAAATTTGATGCTGCAGATAATTTAAATGGTTTTTATTGTACATTATCTTATTTAGCAGTTTCCGATGTTTCTGTAAGTAATGTAAGTTTAACTGAATTAAATACAATAGAAAAACAATTAATAACAAATGACGAAATAATATTACCTAAGATGGCGCTTGGTGATATAGTTAATAATTCTGGTATGGTGTTTGAAACTCTAAGTACAAACATCTTTACTGAACATACATGTTCATTGTCAGTAGATAAAACTAAAGTTTTATTTGATGTGGCTGATAATATAAGTGGGCTGTATTGTACATTAACTTATCTGGCATATAAAAATAATACATAAAAGGTAATACAATGATAAGATTACGCGACCATTATTTTATTGCATGGTTGAAGGTGTTTAAGGGAATAAATTTCATAATTGATGATAAAGGCGTTCAAATAAATATAAATAATACAGAATTAGAACAATTATTAGCTGAATACGAACAAACCCTTAAACCTTTATTTAAAGAAGTTCGTAAAACAGTGAAAATTCTTTCAAAACAAACCCCTATCTCAAATAAATAATTATTTGAATGATTAAAATTTTAATATACTAGGAGAAAAATAATGGCTGTTCTATTAAGAAGTAAAAGTTCGGTTTATAATTTAACTACTGATTTAACAAATTTAGCGAATTTGATCAGTACTAATACTACGAACATCACAAACGAAATTACTCGTGCTACTGGTGCAGAAGCAACATTACAAACAAACATTGATAATGAAGTTACTCGTGCTACAGGTGTTGAAGGTGATTTAGTTAACTTAACAACAATTGCAAAAACTAATTTAGTTTCTGCAATTAATGAAATTGCTAGTAATGTTAGTTCAATGGCTGGTTTTCAATCAGAATTAGATGCTACACAAGCTGGTGCTGGTTTAGGTACTGATGGTACATATACTGCTAATGCAACTTCAAATTATATTGCAAGTGCTACATCTTTAGTAAGTGCAGATGAATTATTAGATGCACAAATTAATACTGTTACTGCTAATGTAACTGCTGAAGCAACTGCCCGTAATGGTGCTGACGTGTTGATTCAATCAGAATTAGATGCTACACAAAGTGGAGCTGGTTTAGGTACTGATGGTTCTTATACATCAAATGTTAGTTCTAACTTTATTGTTGCAGCAACTAGTTTAGCAAATGCAGATGATTTGTTAGATGCACAAGCACAATTTAATGCGGTTGCAATTGTAAGTTTAGATAATGCAACATTAAAAATTGCTTCTAACTTAGGTGATTTAGGTGATGTAGTAACTGCCCGCACTAACTTAGGTGTATATTCTACAGCCGAAGTTGATAATGCAATTACAACTGCTGGGTTAGCACTTGGTACTAACTGGTCTGCTGCTAATGCTGCAGGTGCTTCTGTTGATTTTACAGCTGGCGATTTATCAGTTGGTGATAACGTATACTTATCAGATGATGGTGATACTAAATGGGCTATCTATAAAATTACTGCAATTACTGATGGTGCATGGGGTACTTCAACTATTGAAAAAATCATGGATGAAGATGTATATCTTAACGCTCAATCGGCTGCTGCAATTAAAGCATCTTATGAATCAAATGCAAATACAAATGAATTCAGCGATGAAGAACAAGCACAAGTAGCTCGTTTAGGTACATCTTCAACAGTTCTTGATACAACTGCAACTCAAGTATTACTTGCAATTAATGAATTAGTTGCTGATGATGTAGGTATTCAAACTGAGATTGATACTACACAAACAGGTGCTGGTTTAGCTGGCGATGGTACTTATGTTGTTAATGCAACTTCAAATTATATTACAACTGCTACAAGTTTAGCAAATGCTGATAATTTATTAGATGCTCAAATAAATACAAATGCTACAAACATTGGTTCTGTTTCATTCACGAATCTAACAAGTACTGATTTAACTTCTGCAATCGATGAAGAAAATGTAAGAGCTCTAACAGTGGAAACTTCAATTAATGATTCTGTTACTGCTGAAGCTACCGCTCGTGCAAATGCTGATACAACAATTCAATCAGAATTAGATGCTACACAAAGTGGAGCTGGTTTAGGTACTGATGGTTCTTATACTGCAAATGCAGCAACTAACTATATCGGTGCAGTAACCTCATTAACTGGTGCAGACGAAGCATTAGATACTACATTAAAATCATTATCTGATAATACATACACAATTGCAGAAACTGATGCGGCTATTGCAGCGGGTGGTGCGGTATTTATTACTGAATCATTGACAGTTACTGCAGATGCAATTACATTAACACATGCAGCAAAATCTGATATGTTGTTCAACTTTAATACAGTTAGACATACAGATGCTAATGGAATTTCTTATGATATTCCAGCAACAGCAGCAAGTGCTAATTCAACAACTTATAACCTATCGCCAGATACTTCTGGACAATTTAATGGTGTTTCTGTTATTGTACAATATGCATATGTTCCAGTTTAAGCTAAATTATTAATTTAAACTTATAAAACGGGTTTTTAACCCGTTTTTGCTATAAAAAAGGAATTAATATGGCAATTATTTTATACAAATTTTTTGATAAAACTGTTGGTACTATTGCAGAACGTGATAGCCTTACAAAAATAAATGATATGATTGTGACGGTTACAGATGCAATAGGTGACCCTTTATCAGGTGTTGGCACAGCTACTTATCGTTGGAATGATGCTTATAATGATTGGATTATCATTAATAGTGAATTCAATGGTGATACATTAAACTTCTTAACTGAAGAACTTTTAATATCGAATGGTGAAGTTCAACTAACAAATGTACCCTTAGATAATAAAATTTGGGGCATTACTATTATTGAAAATGACTTAATTTTAAAAGACTTACGTTTAAGCGATTTATCAATTAATGGAGCAACTATTTCATTATTAGATGAGTATAATGGTAAGAATATAAGATTCACATATGCTTTTGGTTCAATTGGTGCACAAATGGAAGCATACATGGAATACAAAATAGATAATTTAATGAATGGTGTACCTGCTTCTTATAATACAGTAGAAAAATTAGTGAATGGATATAATTTACTTAATTTTAACACAGGAACTATCAGTGATTTCGAAGCTTCTCTATAAATAATATATTATAACAAGGAAAATATAAAAATGTCAATTATT